CAAAAGCCCAGACCACGTGTGTCTGCGTGTTCCGCTCCAGTATCGATGCCCTTGTGGGTTCCATAATGAAGCTCCTGTCGAGATCTACTACACGACAGTCGAGTTTGAAACTCTCGCAAACACTTTGCAGCATTCTACGCGTACGGTCACTTCTCTATCGGGCATGCATTCCGCCCTCCACCAGCGCATGCAGATGCTTTGGGCTCCAAAACGAGGCGCATCAACCGCCGCCTTACTCGACAACTACAATGTCCGAGACAGAGTCCTTTCAGTCCACGAGCAACTCATTTACCCCTTCCTGTTCCGACATACTCCTTGGGCTTTCATATCTTGGAATGGACGGAAACCTGTCGACCTTTCTTGGTACACATGGTTTTCAAACAAACTGGAGCGATACGCCGATGAGTTATGTTGTGCGACACGATACAAGGAGGTGCCAACTTTGCACTTCCCACCAGCACTACAATGGGATCAGCTACGCGTGCACGACGATCCTGGACTTCGGTCCAGTCCGCCCGTCTCAGGCCCTCCTGGAGGTCCTCGACCTCCAGACAATCAGGGAGGAGACGGCGGAAGAGTGTTGCAAAGCAGTCCTCAGAATGCTGGAGGTGTCGGGGGTCGCACTCAACCCTTGGCTGTGCTCGGAGGCGAGCTACAGCGCGCTGGTGTCGGCCGGGACGGCGGGCCTCAGCGACGGGACGGGAACGACGGAGGACCACACGGAGTGGATGGAGCGGCTCAACCAGATGGCGGGGGAGAGAACATTGAGGGCATGGCATTCACACTCATGCCACCCTTGGTGTCATTTGATGATGGAGAAGAAAATTGCCCCGACCCTGGAGTGGATGGTCCTCAGCGGTATGTGCATCCGACGCCAACAGTAGGCGAAGCAAAACATGGACGATGTGGTCTCATCTTAGCGGAAGGCGCTACGAGATGGGACAATTTGGCTGTCTGGATTGCAATGAGGAAGAGGGAGGAGAAGATTCTGGCTCGTTTCAAGGAAGATGCGGTCGCGGCTTTGAACGTGATGAACATCAATATGACACCTGAGGTGGCATACAGGATCGCGCTGGCACAGGGTTTCTTGCCCCATAGTGCCGACGATGGTGTTTGGAAGTCTATGGTCGAAGGGAGTAAGATACAACTGTGGGGGTACACAGGAGTTCTTGGGAAGACCGCGGATGTTGCAAAACCAGCGCAGGTTGTGGGTGTGCAGATAGGGCCCATGTCAGTAGATCCGAATGTGTTTGCCAACGACAAGCACAACCTTGAGACAGCAGTTGAGGAGCGTATCACAAAGAAGGCCATTCCACGGAACATACCCAATTTCGTCAAAGCTGGGTGTGGCAACTTCGTCAACAGCATGATGCACAAGACCGGAATCTTCAGTACGGCGAAAGTGCAGGAATGGCTTTTCGATGTGTTCGACATGAAAGACCTTAGGAGGGGGGAATGGAGCGCAGAACGCAAAGCCGCAGTAGAGAAGCAGGCCAACGAGAAGCTCGAGCACGTTTACAAGCTCGAATGCAAAGTGAAGTTAGAGCAATACGAGCCTGGGAAACCACCGCGCTTAATCGTAATTGACGGTGATATCGGACAGCTGTACGCATTGTTGTGTATTAAGTGCCTGGAGGCTTTGCTGTTCGCACCCGATGCCCTCGAGATTCACTCTATCAAACACAAGCCGACGCGCGTCGCAATCGCAGACTTGTTGCATCTCATGCGACGAGATAACGAACGTGACGAGAAAACGAAGGCTAGGTTGGATGGGGAGTTTATTGAAGGTGATGGAAGTGCGTGGGATACCACATGCAGCGTTGAAATCAGGAACCTCATCGAGAATCCGCTGCTTGCTCACATCCTAACCATCGTGGCACAAACGGTGTGGCCCCTGGAATGGGGTGTCGCCCACGATACCATCAACACGGATAAACTGCTGAAGCTCAAGTTCAAGCAGAAAGGATCAGACGTTGA